GGGTACGAGCGGACAACCCTGATCCACAAGCGCCGAGGTTGCCCCTCGACGCCCTTGGGGATGGTTGGTGTGCTGCAACTACTTTCTGTGGTGGACGCTCTCCAAGGAATTTCTCCAAATGCATATAGATCCCCAACGTTAGGTGCAGTAGCAGCTGGGATCGGGATACTTGGGAACACAGTCGTTTGTGATCCTGGATCAGTATTGATAACCACTAGTAACCTAATATTGTCATTTGTCCTAATAGATAAACCATATTGTTTTCCTACCTCCATATCCATAATCTCGTCACAGGTAATGGATATTACATCTCCCCCTCCATCAACAGTTACAGTTCCGATACGACCGTAAGAGAGTCCTACAAGGAGGACGTCATGTGTCAATAAACATAGATTACCCCTTTTGACTACTAAGTATTCCAAATCGGTACTGAACTGGTATTCGTCAGGACGCAAGCGTAGAACAGCTATATGAAAGCGCCCATCTTTCCATACCTGGTCAGGGTCAGTAACACCGCCTAGATCAAGTACTTGGAACTTAGTTGCGTTGATAGCGGTGAAGCCGTCATCATACACGATCCGTTCATCCTGCTTCCAACGCTTGTCCCGATTAATAAACCTCACACGCCACGCGTGCGGGAGGTCTGTATAGTTCCTCCGTCCGGAAAACCCGAATGTATTACGTGGTGTGAAGTGTTGTACTGGTACTGTTTTGACACGGTCTATGATAACAGCCCACTTACTGTCATTTCGAGATACAGCAGCTCTACCAACAGCTGCAATATCGTCTAACACCTCTTTTACAGCGGCTGTAAAGTCTCTAACCTGGTTGTATTCAAGACCATTTGCTACACAGAAATCATGCCAATCCTGTATAACAATTAGATCTATCCTTGCTGAGGTTATAGGGCGTTCATTGGCAGCCCCTTCTAGAACCTCCCTGAAGTGACTTGCAGGGTTACTAGTCGACTTATATACCCACGAGGATCCATTCCAGTCCAGTAGTATTGAGGTAGCTACAGCGTTATATTGATTAATTATCCCCTGTAGCTGATCAGTTGCCTTAATTCTCATTGCTATCATACACAACCCTGGAAACTGTACTGGATCAATATCAGTTATTGTTCTTAAAGATGTCCAGGTTACCTCATCCTGAATCCGGGTACTGGTGTTGTCAGCAGTTGTACGACGAATCCTAACATCGTACTGGTCTCTGACGACTTCCCAACGGTGTCCTCTCCGTATTGCAGCAGATGTACGAGCCGAAACTGTAAATGGAGACCCTAGAATAGCTGTCCAGCTACCCATACCCGTTACGGAATACTCAACCTCGTATGTTACCGCCCTATTTGTTCTGTTGCCTGAATCATCAAAAGTTACTAGACCTCTAATAAACGAGGTATCAACTGAAAGCTCGTCAGCATTTATTTGTGAGGTCCGAACACTCCAACTACTAGCCTGTGCTAGAAGTATCTGCAATGACTCCTCAAAGATATCATCAGGATATATAGTAAAATCCTCTGACGCATTTATATCCCAACCTGAATTTGCAAACTCATCGGTCGCAGCACTATAAGTAATGGTATCACCAACTATATAGGCAACACTATTGATTGTTCCAGCAACACTTACTGTATACCAATCTCCGAAGGTAGGACTTGCAGGGAATGTGCCCCCACTAGCGTCGTGGCTACCTTGGCTAGTTAGCTGAACTGGCTGGAACCCCCTTCTGAACTCAGTCTGCACACCAGAGAACTCACTTAAGGCGGTCTCACCAATTCGCTGATCGATCACCGCTAAAGGTCCATACCCAAACGTGAAGATCATTCTGATGTACTGATCCTCACCCAGCACCTCAGTAAAGGGTAATGCAGCGTAAGGGGGCAGCATCAAGTGTGTACCTAGTAACCTAGGAACGACTCCAAAAGGATTGAACTGATTCCGAGCCCCAGTAATAAATAGAGTTGGACTATCTCTGTCACCACTTATACCCCCTGACAGCTCCGGCATCTTAGGCTTCGGGGGTGGTGCAATTGCATTAACAAGAAGCATACCTAATCCCATAATAGATGCACCAATAAGTTTACCTACGGTCAATGTTCCAATAAGAACTGTATTTGTTAGAGTCGCAGGTAGTAGAGCAGGTACCATTATTGAAGCTGCAATTACGGCAATTGTTAGGAGCGTACGCAGCGGACTCTTACCACCACCACCACCACCACCACCCCCCATAGGTACGACTCTAATCGTAACGTCGGTGTTGGGTTTGGGGCGAACGATATGCCAGTTATCACGCGGGATATAATCACCCTCAATGAATATATGTGCGTGCTGGCAGAGTAGTGGATCAGGCTGAACTTCGTGGAGGATCTCAGTTAAGGTCAATCCTGCATCGAATAATCCTGCCGTCTGGGCTGTACTGAACGGGCTGGGTGCAGCTGAGACGCGTACTTGACCCTCACCTGGAGGAAGTATCTCGCAATTGGGAATGATGATTTCAGAGCACTGATTCATGACGATATGCTCCGGAGATACGATGCTCCCACAGAGGACCGTTATATCGCTCTATGAACGAGTTGATTCCCTTCTCAATGTGCAGCATTAAACCTGGAGCTACTACGATCGAGACATGGATCGAGCTCCCAAAGACGCGGAGTAGTAAACAGTCACCATGAACAACCTCCTCGAGGGGGATCTTGCTCCAAACATTCATCTCAGGATGCTTTGCGATTACATCTCCGAGATCCTTAGCCTGCTTATGCCCTTCGTACTTGATCTCGTCGTAGGTAGGTACCTGGATGTTGAACCGTTCAGATAGGACGAGACACAGAAGTCCCCAACAGTCCGAACCTTCTCTGGTTCGTCCATGTTCTGACCACGGGATCCCTATGTAGTCTCGTACCCATTCAGGGGGTTCTGGCATTAGAAGCCCCCAGGAAATCTTGACGGGTCGAAAATACCTGCTGGATAAGGTTCTTGAAGGTAATTCTCAAATGTGAGATCGCCTGAAATAATAAGGGCATCGTACGAGATATTGTCAAAGGTAAAGTCAGGAAAAGATATCTCGACGGTATCCGGAGCCGATTGCCTCACGACATCGATGGTTACATCAGGTGATGAAGTGATAGAGCGAATTGCAATGATCATCGTACGATCAACATTGTCGATCTGAATACGTGCCCTAGAGGGTTGATCACCTTCATCGGAAGGCAAAGTTACCTCAAAAGGTAACGCGATGTAGGTATCACCATTACTGACTATGTTCTTCGCGTCGTTACAAACCCGAATAGGTTGTGAAAGGTCGGCATGACTAATAGTAAGCAAGGTTAGAAATATCTCACCGGTTTCTTGATCAAATAGATCCTGTTGAGCTGTTGAGGAAATAGGCATTAAGGTAGCTGCTCCACTTTCAACACCGTACTCCACTTAGTGGCCGATTCGGGTCGGTATTCAGGTTTCTCCGTGAACCTCCAGCTTTTGCTGGTACCTGTACGTGGATCTGGATGCGTAAACGGAAGTGCACCTCCAAGGAGGGTTGTGTAGAAGAAGGTATCCAAGGTAGCTATCTGAGCAGTAGTGAGAAGAAAGGGCCAAGTCATATCACGGACCCCCGCAGTAAGACGTCGTCGGACCTTGCCCGGTCCTACATCCATTGAGGTACGTACAGTTTGGTCTTCACCAGACTCGGAGAAGCCTCTCATTAGAGGGCTTGTGGGTAGAGTTACTGGCCATACATCTACCATGATTACCTACCGGTTGTTTTCACTCTTGCGCCAAACACATCCTTCATCGCACCGAACGTCTCGCCCCCTCGTCTGATCGAGCGTGCAACAGTACGGTCAATCATGATATCGATTTCCTCACTACCGTCGGATCTTTGGCGGCTTTGGGTGGATACCTGAGAGTCGGTATTGTTAAAGACATTAACTGTTACATCTGTGCCAATTCCAGAAGCTTGAACGCCTAGATTCCCACCAGGGAACCTAGTAAGTGGTAGAATCGCCTCTTCTTGGAACCCTTCGCCCGCCTGTCCAATACTCCCCTCACCCATCATGAACTTGGTGGGTTTCTTGATAATCCCACCATGGGCGAAAGGTGTACCGAAGATATCTCCACCGGTTGGACTGACCCCCTTACCGAGGCCTCCACTGGGGGTGAAAAGGTCGCCAACTAGACCTCCTAGTCTTGATAGGATATCCCCAAAACCTTGACCCTGGATAGCACCTCCAACAACTTGTTTTAGAATATTCTTTAAAGGATCTAGGATGAAGAACTCTAATAGGGTCTTGAGGATATCGTTGAGAACTGAATTAACGACCTCTCCAAAGCTTATTGCCTCATCACCCCCCCTAGTGAATGCAGCCGCGATAGCCTGTCCAACATCGTCAAAGACCCGATCTATGGTACCCCCGAACTTTTTGATGAGTTCCTGTTTCTCCTTGAAGGCTTCCTCTTCCTCCTGGGTCTCCGTAATAACCTTCCTTAGCCTCTCCATTCTCACTGCTATTACTTCTGCCGAATCACCGGCATCCCTCATTGCCTTTTCCCACTTCCGGATAGCTTCTTCTTTCTTTAGCTCTTTGTTTAATGCCTTAACTGCCTCTTCACCTTGCTTGAAGGCAGCCGCCTGACGTTCGAGCTTATCAATTGCCGCGTCGTATTTCGCAAGTACCTCTGGAGCCTTCTCGAGCTGCTTAAGGAAGCTTTTCAAGGCCTCCTCAGACTCACGGTGTTTCACAATAAGACGTACTAGGGCATCTGCAGTAACTACACCTGAGAAGCCGTATTTCTTCATTTGTTCTGACAGTTCGGCGAGTTCGGCAGGTTTAAGGTCTTTGAGCATCTCCTGAGCTTCGGCAACGTCCAGGATAGCTTGAGCTGCATCTGCCCCAGAGCGTTTAGCTTCACCGAGCGCCGTGGCGAATGTACTCTGCTCAAGAGCGAGGGCCGCAATATCCTCCTTCAGACCCTTAAGCCTATCGAACGAAGCTTCAGCTTCCTGGTTAGTTTCGAAAGCTGCTTCAAACTGTCCAGATAATCTATTGAGCTCGGCCTGATTAGCCCCAGCCTTCTTTAGGTTGTCTGAGAACTTCTTAATTGCGTCTTCCTTATCGAACTGCTTCTGCAGAGCCTCGACTGCTTTCTCTCCCCTGCCGAAAGCTTCAGTAGACAGGACTAGACGGTCAATCTCCTGCCTAGCGTCTGCCATAGCTTTGGGCAGGTCCTCGAGACGGCCTTTCCATTCATCAGCGGATTCCGTAGCTTCCCGTTGCGCTTTAATAAGCGCCATAATTTTTTCAACTGTAGTACCTGTAGTAAAGCCGAGCTGTCCTAAGAGCTGATCTAAGAGGTTTAGGTCTGCCCC